AGGTGGGCTCGTTAGAGTAGGGTTCGTGAATGTTGCTTGAATCTGTGCACCGTTTGCAATGTTGAATCCTGTGCCGTTGGAAACGACGACGGTCCAGTAGTTGCCAGGACTAGTGCCAGTGTCCGTAACACTTGACACGTGAAATGTTTGCGTATTTGTGCCATCAGTGATGCTCAATGTGGAGTTGGCATAAGTCGACAAGTTAATGGCACCACACGAATCATTCGGAGAAAAATACAGAGTGGTTGCACATGCTTGAGTTAGGTCATTCCAAATGACAGCACCAGTGCTAGGAAACGGGCTGGGCGGGCTCGTGAGTGCCGGGTTCGTGAATGTTGCTTGAATCTGTGCACCGTTCGCAATGTTGAATCCTGTGCCGTTAGAAACACTGACGTTCCAGTAGTTGCCAGGACCAGTATCCACCACATTTGATACGTTGAATGTTTGCACATTTGTTCCATCAGTGATACTCAAGGTGGAATTGGCATAAGTCGACAAGTTAATGGGATCACCACAAGAATTATTCGGAGAAAAATACAGAGTGGTTGCACATGCTTGAACTGAGTCATTCCAAATGACAGCACCAGTGCTAGGAAATGGACTAGGCGGAGTCGTTAGTGGATTAGTGAATGTTACTTGAATCTGTGCACCATTCGCAATGTTAAATCCGATGCCGTCAGAAACGGTGATGGTCCAATAGCTGCCAGGACCAGTATCCACAACATTTGATACGTTAAATGTTTGCACGTTTGTTCCATCAGTGATAGTCAATGTGGAATTGGCATATGGTAATAAATTTATGGGATCACCACAAGAATCATTCGGAGAAATATACAGCTCAGTTGAACAAGTCTGAACTGTGTGATTATTCCATTTAAGATAAACACCATAGGACGGAGTAGGACTGCTTGATGTGGTGCTAGGATACAGGAATTTGTAAATGCTATTGTTTTCATAATTTCCTGGAGCAGCCTGCCATTGTGCATATGTTTGTGAACCAGTTACAGTTTGTATGCCCCATGACTGAGTGCCTCCGGATCCTCCCCATTGAAACATGGATGCAGGACTAAAAGGAGGTTGTCCATTAAATTGTTGATATTGATATCCATCAGTGATGTCAAAGCCAGATGGAGTTGTGTATGTTATTGTGGTAGATGTTCCTGATATAACGTATGTGAACTCGAGAGAATTATTCCCAAACGCTAATCCACCACACATTCCCGTATTCTGTTGAACTTGCACCACATTTGCATATCCTTGGCTTCCAAGATCTGGCCAAAATCCTGGAGAAAGATAATTATTTTCATAAAACACATAGTATCCTGTTAATGTCGGTGGACCGGTAATAGTGTATGAGGTGTTAGTTGTTGTATTTTTAATTGTAACTGAACTGACGATGAAATAATCTGATGGAAATCCAATTAACAAACCAACTCCTCCACTCCCTGAACTACCCTCATTGCTGTGATTGGCAATTATTACTTCAGGAACGGGTAATGTGCTTGTTGCTGACACTTTGAATGTAAGTGTATTTAAACTGGAGACTGTCATGTGGGTGGTGAGTGCCTCCAATGCAGGCACTGTCATGTGGGTGGTGAGTGCCTCCAATGCTGGCACTGCCATGGGGGTGGTGAGTGTTTCTAAATTGGGAACAGTCATAATCGCATGGAGAACGTCTGGTTCGTATGCAGACGTAGACATGTGCAATGTTTGGGTCAAACAAGTGGTTGTCATGTCAAACGTGGATGAAGTCAAATCTGGGGAATAAGGGAACACATTTCCGCTGGCATCGGTGGCCGAGTTGCACGCAAAAATGCTCCGCCCGCTGGTCCGGTCTACCGTGTATGCAATACCGGTCTCTTTTACCAGTGTAGTACCTTTCAGTATGCCGTTGATTGCGTTTTCAATGGGGGAGCCGTTCCCGGATTGAAATGACGCATTGTAGTTGCCATCCGGAAGCAGTAGCGTGTATTGGTTGTCATAGGGAACGTATCCAGGGTTTTTCCATTGAAACACAATGCAGTTGTTTTTATATTCCTGACTAATGGAATAATACGTCAAGGGCAACTCATACGTTGCTACGCTCATGCTGGTGACGTTTTCAAATTTATATGGAATGTTGAAAACAAAGTCAGTGCTTTTGGTGGTGTAATAGTTGCTGCGAAACCGTGTGTCCACGTTCAGCGCGCGCTTAATTGTGCCCATGGCGACAGGATTCACAATGCCGGGAGGAGCTCCAGTAAGCACGGTCTTACCATTTTTGAAGTTGCCAGCAATGCCAGCTTGTTCAGAAGGCCGTGTTATCAAGAAGTTATCGCCGTGTTCTTGCACATCGTTTTTTAGCTGCATAAATTTCGTTGGGCCCGGAGCTGGTGCGCTTGCTTTTATGGCTGCAGTAATTGTTTCAGCGGTAATGCCAGCACCACCAGCCCCAGCCCCAGCCCCAGTCCCAGCCCCAGTCCCAGCCCCATCCACATTTGCCTTTGCACTGGCAGCACCAGATGCGCTTTCAAACAATTCTTTGGTTGTGTTGCGAGACTGCGTTAGACGGTCCACCGCTTTGTTCAAAAAATCATGTATTTTGCTTTTTGTAATAGGACCCAATTTGGGGTCAGCCTGTATCTTTTTTTTTAGGTCATTGCAACTGCGGTCCACGGATGCTGCATCATCATTTTTATCCACCCCAAAAAAATTCAACAACTCTTTCAGTGAATAGTTGCTGACATTCAAATCAAAAAGCTGCGACATGTTGAAACACTAAACCCACTGTTAAACTTGAAATAATATGACCGTGTATATAAAATTGTATTTATTTTTATATACTATTTTTGACAATTTCTCCTGCTGACTGACACCAACCCGGATTGCCTAAAGAGTTATGAACCGCAAGAACGACAACCGCCCGAGTTTTTCACATGGACTAGACGGTTTATGCTAAACCGATTAGACTTGGTGACTTGAACTGGACCCCGAGATACAAAGGGTGAAACAGTGGTTTGAACTGTTTGTGCTGGTGCTTGTGCTGGTGCTGGTGCCGGTGCCCGACGAATGAATCCAAGTTTGTAATTCGGAATCATGATATTATTGTTATATGTTTTAATATGACAATAAAAAATTAAATACAATGCAATCAAACCAACTTAAATCAAACGGAGTTCAAGCACATCGTGTAAAGAAGTCGGTTGGTAAAGTAGCCAATAGAGTGCATGATCAGCATCGACCAAAACATGGAATTGGAGACAGCATAAAGTTTGCCAGAGGAGATGACCTTAAACAGGGCGAAAAATACGTTGAGCACAACGGAGAGCGCCGAAAACACCATGAGCCAGTAAAACCATGCACAGTATTGCCGGTTAGTAAAAGGAGCAAACCACCCTCCCATAGAGTGCGGGTCAGCGAGTTGAACAGCAGCAGAATTCATTTTAACAACAACAATTTATAAAATGAACACAGAAAATAAAACCGCACAACAATCAAAGCGGACACGGGCACCCATCGTCGCGATGGCTGTATGCAATGCCATACTTCTTTGTTTTATTGCCTTCAATTGGAACGGGCGCAGGCACGGTTTGTGTGCGATAAGGACCGCGTCCTTTAATGCGTGCCAAATATCGTGCATATGAACCATGCTTAATGTCGACACCTTGGCTTGCAGCTGAACATGATCCTGGACGCATCCGCGTAATTGACGTTTTTGTCGAGCTGGCATTGTAGCTGGGCACGTTGCGATGCACCTGGCCGGGTTCTGCACGGTCGCTGCCCTGGTTCCAGTTTACAAACCCGTACTTGGCAATGGGTTTGGTGTATACATTGAGTCCTGCCAAATTTTCTAAATATTCGGACTGCGACACGCGCACCGTGTTTTGAATGCGGCGCTGCGTGGAATCGGCAGCACAACCAACACTGTTTTCGCACCCATAGCAGCCTTTGCATTGATGATAAACATACCAGTTGACTTCGTTGCAGGACAAGTCAAAACACTGGTCGCAGTAATAAGTGTTTGGGGTTTGTTCAACTGACAATCCGACACCGCTCATATAATATTCCTTTTCTATATTATGTTATTTTTTAAAAATTGAATGAAAATGAACGTTGCCACCAACACATGTACATACACATATAATCTTTTCTGAAATGGAAAATATAATTGACACTGCTGCTGCCTCTCTCACCACCATAACCACTCAAGTTCCAGGATACTACAAATGCGGCCACTGTTCCCTCCACTTCAAGACGCGAGCCCGATTCCGAACCCATGAAGCAACGTGCTTATCACTGAAGCAGATTCGCGCCCGGGCCACGTTTGCATCGTCAGAACCCGCCATCTCCATGCAGGACCTCTTTGCGCTGGTCCAACAACTCACGGTGCGTCTGGAGACCGCCGAGCACGAGATCCAGACATTGAAGCGCCAGCAACGCGAGCAGTTGAAACGACAACACAACACCGAGAACAAAATTAATCGCGACAACTTGCTGCAGTGGTTGAACGAAAAGCCACCTTCGGCTCAACCGTTTTCGGACTGGTTGCTCGCCATTCCTCCCATCACTCGCGAGCAGTTGTCCCTCGTGTTCCAGCACGGCTTCATGGACGGCATGTGTGCCATCATTGCTTGCAACGCTGCCCCGGACTGCAGCGCCATCTGCGCTTACGACGAAGCGCCCGACACGCTGTTTGTGTATGAACGACAAGGACAGCAGCAACAGCAACAGCCATGCTGGCGTGCCATGACGCGTTCGGAATTTGAAAAGTTCATCAACCGCATGCAGAAGCTGTTGATGAACGAGTTTGTGTCCTGGCAACAAGAAAACAAAGAGCGCTGGCACGACCCCGACTTTGCCGAGAAGTATGACGCCAACCTGCTCAAAGTCACGGGCAGCGGCAAAGCCAAAAGCGGCGGCTGTTCCAATCGCGACATGCTGATGACTCGCATGAAGCCAAAGGTTTTCACTGCCATCAAACGCTCGGCCAATGCAGTGAGTCAATAAAAAGCATTATGATGACATCATGTGATTTTTTGAACAAGCTTGGTTGTCAAGTAGAACAGCGTCCCACCCCACAACGTGTCTATGACGGCCGTCGTGAGCTGCCACTTGGACAGCAGCGCCAAATTCGTAAAATCATACACGCCATACACCACAAGCCCAAGCAAGAACGCGTCTTGTGCGGAGCGACCCGGCTGAATGATGAAATAGTTGATTCCAAATATGAGAAACACATATGTTATAATTGCGCCAAAAAGGTTGACCACCATGGGCGACCCCTGCACTGCCGCAATCTGGCGCGCAAAGTGGCCCTTAATCACGCTCAAATACGCAAAGTCGATGGCGACAAGTCCTAAAGCGGAGACCAGCATTTTGTATTGACTCTGCATAACGCTTATCCGTGTGTTATGCATTATTATGACATAAAAATATATGAATGAAATGCATTTAAAGCATCCGCACCATATTCAGTCATCTCCCCAGCAACAATGACATCAAGACAATCAACTCAATCAAATGAGAAGCGCTTCAAGACCCGTTCTCTTAGCGTGCCAGACG